AATCCATCTCCCGAAGGGATTCCTGTTAATAAAGAAATCACTACTCAGTTTGCTTATACAAGACCCACTCTTTCACCGACTGTGAACACCGACAGGACTTATGCTTATGTGGTGATGTACAAAGTGAATTCTTCGACCTTTAAGCCCGAAACATACATCAATTCCACTCGCACTAAATAATAAAAATATTGTTTTTTATTTTTTTTGATATTTATAATCAAATAAACATTTAAATTAATGAAACAAACACTATCTGAAGAATTTCGTAGAATGCAAAAACTTGCAGGTTTAAATGAAATAGAAGGAATGATGGATAATCCATCTGGTATTTCAAACGAAGAAGCAATAAATATCTTAAGAAACAAAAAACCTGATTATATTTCAATGAGATTGTTCTTAGAAGAACTTAATCAAGATCCGGATGATGATTTATTTAGCATAGCAATTGAAGACGGAGACATTTATGAAGCCATTATTTTACTGGCGGATGTTGCTGGAAATTCACGCAAAATAAATTCTTTTGATGGAATATTTACGAAGGAGGACTTTATACGAGCTGCTATGGCTGCTCAATTTTCAGAAGAAATAATAGAGGCAATTTTAAATCTGAATAAAATTAAATTTTTAAAACAAAGATAATAAATAAAAAATATTTAAAGTTAAGCTTGGGAAACCAAGCTTTCTTTTTTATATTTAAATAATAAAAATATTGTTATATGAAAATCGGTTTTACAGGTACACAAAGTGTTGGCAAAAGCACATTAGTTAATGCTTTAAAAGAGCATCCATTATTTCAACATTACAATTTTACTACTGAACGTTCAAAATATCTAAGTAGTTTAGGTATTCCATTGAACACAGATTCAACACTTAAAGGGCAGCTAATATTTTTAGCTGAACGTTCTGCTGAATTAATGAATGACCATATTATAACAGACAGAACAGTTATTGATGTAATGGCGTTTAGTCATTGTTCTAATTCTATGACCCCTTATGAAAAGGAAACATTTGAAAGTGTAGCTAAATTCTTGGTAGAAGAATATGATTACATATTTTATGTTTCTCCTCAAGGAATAGAAATAGAAGATAATGGTATTAGAGAAACCAATGGACAATATAGAGAACAAATAGATAATACTATTTCATACATGTTAAGATTACATGGCCATCGTGCTAAAAATATTATAGACATATCAGGCTCAACAGAGGAACGTGTTGAGCAAGTTATAAAACATGTTTTTTCCTAAAAAACGTATATTTATAATAAAACATAAATATGAAATTATCTGAATTAAAAAAATATATTAGAGAAGCTATTTTAGCTGAAATAACAGTTACTAGTGATCCGAAAGTAGCAGGAGATCTTGCTAAAAAAGGAGAAAATTATCGTTTTGACCAAGGTTTAACTGAAATGGCTAAAATTACTGGTAATTTAGAAACTGCTATTAAAGCAGTTATAGAAAAGAATCCTGAATTAACTGGATTGGATTTGAAAAAAGCAATTAAATCAGATTCAGCTGTAAAAACAGCATTAGGTGGAGAATCACTTTTTGATAACCAATTAAACCGATTTATAGCCTTAGTTAAAGGTGAAAGAGAATTAAGTCAACGTGGTAGAAAACCAAATCCAGATACAGCAACTAAAAAATCAGAAGAAGATAAAAAAGAAGGTGAAAGACGTGGTAGAAAACCAAAATCAGAAGACGAAGATGTAGAAATAGAAGATACATACGGCAAACTAGATCCCGAAGACACATCAGACGATGATAAAGAGCCATCACAGGCTGATTTAAAAAAGGGAGAAAAAGCTGTTAAAGGTAGTGCAACACACGCCGGTAAACTTACAGCAGCGCAAGAAGAAAAATATAAAACACTTAAAACAGGAATTACAAAGAAAGTTGATAAACTTTCTAAAATGACTCCGTCTGAGCGTAAAAAATCAAATGATTTAGATGTATTAAAACAAATAATCAACAGAAAAGAGGTAAAAGACTTATTTAAAACCAAAGGCGCAGATTTAATGGCTTTAGTAGGTGATGTTATAAAATGAGCTCATTAACCAAAATAATTCAACCCATTATAATAGTATTTCTAATAGGGGTTATTATTTATTTGCTTACTTTACCTTCTGATATTAAAGAAGGCACTGTAATCACAAAGAAAACTGTTGAAATAGTACCTATTACAATTGAAACACCGGTATATGTTCCAAAATATAGAACCCTTATTGATACTATAACAGATATAGATACATTTATTGTATCTCAAGGTCCTATTGATACTAGTGAAATATTAAAAGATTATTATTCAACATATACTTATCAAGATACTATCCAAATTGACACATTTGGTAATATAATAGTAAAAGATACTATAACAAAAAATTATATTTTAGCTCGTAAAGTTCAATCAAACCTAGAAATACCTAAAATTACAATTGAAAACACTGTTTATATAAATAACAGAGAATGGTATACTGGTGTAGGATTAGTTGGAAGTACAAATCAAATTAGTTATATTGGTGCTGAAATACTATACAGAACCAAAAAACGCAAGGCAATTGGAATAGGATTAGGAGTAAATCGAGATTTATTCCCACAAGCTTCATTCAAATTGTGTTGGAAAATAGGTAAATGAGTGAACAACAAAATATAAAAGAAATACTCAAACAAGAGTACATAAAATGTGCTACTGATCCTGCCCATTTTATGCGCAAATACTGCTATATCCAACATCCACAAAGAGGAAGGATAATGTTTAGTCTTTATCCTTTTCAAGATAAAGTATTAAAATTATGGAAAGAAAATCCATATTCTATAGTTCTTAAATCTAGACAATTAGGTTTATCCACATTAACAGCCGGGTATTCTTTATGGTTAATGATTTTTCATAGAGATAAAAATGTGCTTTGTATAGCTACAAAACAGGAAACAGCACGTAATATGGTAACCAAGGTTAAATTTATGTATGATAACTTACCTTCATGGTTAAAAATAGAAGCCGCAGAAAATAATAGACTATCATTAAGACTATCAAATGGATCAATAATTAAAGCAACCTCAGCAGCTAGTGATGCTGGCAGATCAGAAGCAGTATCATTATTAATAATAGATGAGGCTGCATTTATTGAAAATATTGGAGAAATATGGGCTTCATCACAACAAACTTTAGCTACTGGGGGTGAGAGTATTGTATTATCTACTCCATATGGAACAGGTAACTGGTTTCACCAAACGTGGGTTAGAGCAGAACAAGCAGACAACGATTTTTTACCTATTAAATTACCTTGGTATGTTCATCCTGAAAGAGATGAAACATGGCGAAAACGACAGGACGATTTATTAGGTGATCCTAGATTAGCAGCACAAGAATGTGATTGTGACTTTAATACATCCGGGGATGTAGTATTTTATAATGAATGGATAGATTTTATTAAATCTACTACTATTAAAGACCCAATGGAACGTAGAGGAGCAGACCAAAATTTATGGATATGGGAATCAGCAGATTATACTAGAGAATACATGGTAATAGCTGATGTTGCTAGAGGAGATGGTAAAGACTTTTCTGCCTTTCACGTAATTGACATAGCAACAAATTCTCAAATAGCAGAATATAGGGGGCAAATGAGCCCAAAAGAATTTGGCTATATGCTAGTTGCTATTGCTACAGAATACAACAATGCTTTGCTTGTTGTAGAAAATGCCTCAATTGGATGGGCTACCCTAGACTCTATAATCGAAAGAGGTTATAGAAACTTATACCATTCACCTAAATCCGACCAACTCACTTCAGAATCATACTTAAAAATATATGAGGGTGATTCAAGTATGACTCCGGGTTTTACTATGTCTTTAAGAACTCGTCCTCTTGTAGTAAATAAAATGAGAGAATATATTGGAGACAGAAGTGTTACAATACAATCTAAGCGTTTACTAGAGGAAATGAAAGTATTTATTTGGAAAAATGGCCGACCTGAAGCTCAATCTGGTTATAATGATGACTTGATTATGTCTTTTGCTATAGGAATGTTTTTAAGAGATACTTCATTAAAATTCCAACAACAAAGTCTAGATATGACTAGAGCAGCACTTGGTAGCATTAAAAAAAACACAGCAGCAGGAGCATATAACCCAAATAATATTCAAAATCCATATATTTTAGAAACAAAATACGGACAAGAAAATATTAGTTGGCTTTTGTAATATTTATAACAAAAAAACAATGGCAGATAAAAGTCTATTTACCCGATTACAGCGTTTGTTTTCAACAGACGTTATTATTCGTAATCAAGGAGGGAATCAATTAAAAGTATTAGATGTTGACTCTATCCAAACATCTGGGGAT